TTTAGTCTGCATATTTTTCCTCCAACATTCTGTAAATTTCGCATTTTTTAAATTGTTCACAACAAAAAATCTTATGGTGTGAATTTCTCTTTTTTTCTGAGAAAAAGACCAATTTAATGATGCAATCGTCTGTTATTCCCTCACAAGATATTTTCCTTTTATCACTTGCCTTAAAAAACGGACATTTTACATCCACATCATCAAATATTGTAGGCATAACACTACCACCCATTTAATTTGATTTGGTAATCACAACCATCTTTAAATCCTTTATTATAGCCTTGCTTGTATTTTTCAGCCTTTTCATGCTCTATATCGTCAGGTTTATTAGCTCCTAACAATGCTACAAGCAGCACTCCTACAATAAAGCCTATAACGAATATTAAAAAATTTTGCATTTTATTCCTCCTTAAATACACCGCTTTCTATAAGTCTTGTTACAATTCTTTTAATCATTATGGGAGGTACGGACATTCCACATATATAATTAACTCTGTTTATACTGTTAATTACAAATTGGTAATCTAATGGGAAAGTAGCTCCTTTAATTATTTCATTTTCCGTAATTCCCGTGTTTTCTTCAAAGCGATAATAACTTGGTGCTTTAGCTCGTAATGTCGGCAAAACTTTATCTTTGTATATTATTTTTTCATTAAAAAAACTTGCTTTGCCATAAAGGCGTTCACAGCTGTCTGCTAAATCTGTTTCACCTTCTTTTGCATTGCACAACAATTCAAAAACCTTACTATCTTTGTTTAAACATCTTCCTTTTTCACAACAAATATCTTTAAATAAAACAGGTTCATAATTAAAATCCATATTCAAATCCCACAAGTCAAAATCATTATCCTCTCTGAGAGCAACAAAAAACACTCTATGCCTTGCCTGTGGTACACCCATATATTCACCCTTTAAGAGCCAATGCTTAACTTGATAGCCTATATCATTTAATTGCTGATATATCTTTTGAACATAGCTCCAAGCCTCGCCTTTGATAAGCCCTTCAACATTCTCCATAATCATTACTTTAGGTCTTAACTTTGCAACCGTTTCAATGAATACAAAGGATAAATCATCAAGAGTTTGCTCTGCCTGTCCTTCTCTAAATTTCTTTTTCTTGCCCCAGCTTTCCTCTCGTTCACCAGCCATAGAGAAAGTGGTACAAGGTGGAGAACCATCAAGAATATCAAGGTTAAATAATTCTTCAGGTAATTCCTCATTAGGAATTTTATTAAATTCTCTTATATCCATAAGAAAGTTATGTTTAGGATTATGATTTTTTATGTAGACCTCGTTCATTTTAGGGTCTATCTCACAACACCCTATAACCTCACAACCCGCAAGTTTATATCCCATAGTAGAACCACCACCACAAGCAAAACAACTAAATACCTTGAGTCCATTTTTCTCTTTTGGATAATCAGCAAAAGTCCATTTCCAATCAGTAGATTTTATAGGCTTATACTGTTTTCCTTCTTCACCCATCATGTCAAAAATATCTATCTGTTCCATAAGCTACCTCTAAAATGGTAAATCTTCATCATCTGCATTGCCTAAATCTTGAAACTCATTCAATCTGTCTTGCAACTGATTCAGAGGGTCATTTTCCGGGTCAACCGGTGCATTATTTTCTGAATTATTATCTGCTTTCTTAAACTCCACAAATTGAACATTATTAGCCACAACTTCAAATGCAGTACGATTATTGCCATCCCTGTCTTGATATTTGCGAGTCTGTATAGAGCCTTCAATACCAATCATTGAGCCTTTTTTGAAATACTTACAAATAAACTCAGCCGAGCTTCGCCAAGCTACTATATTTATAAAATCAGCTTGTCTTTCTTCACCCTGTTTGTATCTTCTCTCAACTGCAATACTAAAAGAGGTTACTGAAACACCATTAGGTGTAGTCTTTAGCTCAGGGTCAGCAGTTAATCTTCCTGTTAATACCACTAAGTTAAACATTTTTAAATCTCCTTTTTACACGGAAACGAATATCTTTTGATTACCGTTGATTTTCCATATCGTGTTTTTACCTTGATTGACTCTTTTTTAATCTCCACTCCGTCTTTGAGACGGAGGTTGGAGACTACTGTTGCAAGTTTAGTTATGCCTAAATCTGCAAAGGCTTGAATTGGAGTAATAGAGCCAAAATCTTTGATATACTGTATAACAGCTTCTTTCTGAGTCATAATTATGCCTCCTCATAATTTCTTTATGAACAACCTATATTGTGTAGATTCAGGGACAGTATAGGCTTTTTTTGTTATAGCCTTTCTTTCTAAAAGATAAGTTCCGGTTATAACTTTTGCTCTTTCACCGACTTTGGATTTAATGGTATGGTCTACCTCTTTATATTCACTCATAAAAGGTGCAAGTTCTTCTTTGCGTTTTATAAGTTCATCAAGTTCTCCATCGGTATCAATATCTGCTGGTACTCGTTGACAAGTGCCGCAGACATGAGCAAGAGGACAATTTTCACAAAATGATAATTCCTCACAAGGCTCAGGTACTTTGTTTTCTTCTAATGCCTTATAAACTCGTTCACCTTTTTGTAAAACACTTTCTGTATATTCATAATCTAAAGGCACATCAATAAACTTTGTTTTACCTGTAACTTTATTAGTTAATGCAAAAAATCCTAATTCCTTACCAAACTTGAGGTTATAAATCATAATTTGTGCAGGATAACTTCTTATCCATACTTTTTTGCTTTTTAAAAAATCTTCAATGGTGTTTAAATTATCCCACTCGTAAGGCGAAATACCTTTTATTTCAACCGGTAATAAATAACCGTTTTCATCTTTAATTCTTATATCTTCTCTACCAGTTATAAAACCGCCCTTAATATCTATTTGCCATGACCTTTGAGTAGGTGTTATGACTTCATAACCTGCTGCTTTAATGTTTTTAATGGTATGTTCCTCTAATGTATTTCCTAAATTAAAAATACTTTGTAGACCAATATCGTGAGGTTTTTGTTCTTCCCAATGTTTAATAAGTAAATACAAGTATCTTTCACAAGGATGTCCTATATTAGAGGCTCTTAAATTTCTGCAAGGATATATTTTTATTTGCTCTTGTAAACTTTCATCAAGCCTTTTATTTATCTCTATTGAGTTCATATAGTTACCTCCTATTTAGCCTTTGCTTGACAAGTTCGACAGAGTTGTCTACCCATCTTTGCTTCACTATAACTTGCTTCGGCTTGAGTAATAGCAGCACCACATTCAGAACATACTAACCCACTTCCTTCAGCACTTTTTCCAGCACCGCCTTTTGTTCCGGTTTTGAATGTATAACCTTGTATTTTAGCAGTATTCAACCCTGCTTCTTCCAATGTAGATACTTCAAGGTTTCGCAAACCCGGTATAAGTCTCTTAATACCGTTGTTGATACAATTTGTATAAGCCGAAAGTTTAACATCCCTAATATCAATTTCATCAGGCTTTTTCAAAGGCTTTTCCTTGCCTTGCTTTGCAAAGAAATCATCTTTAGCACTTCTACTACCTTCACATTCAATAAATTGACCGTTAAGCATAAACCTTGCTCTGTAAGTGAATGTTCTATAACCTTCTAAATCAGTTTCTACTTGAGGCTCACCTAAAAACTGCCAATTCACACCGAAAAGTCTTGCTACTTTTGTAGCACCACTCTCTTGTAAATAAGGAGTACCACCAATCAGAACCCAATCCTTTTCGGTTGTAATTTTAAGTGCTGCCTCCATAATCTTGTTCATAGCATCTATGTATTTATTTGCTCTTTCTGCAAGGTATAAAATATTATCTTGAGAAGCATCTAATAATGCTCCACCATCATTACCGGTGTTTGCTAAATCAAACATATCTCTTTCAATAATTTGTACTTCGTTACTCATAATTTTTACTCCTTAAATTTTTTTGTTTTGTTCTGCGATTCCTAATCTTCTATATGCAATCCTCTCAATTCAGCCTGAAACTTATAAGTATATAATTTATGTTTAAGTTGTTTATTTTCCTTGATAAGTTCCTCTATAAATCTCTTTTTTCCTTATGCTTCTTTATTGCTTCTTCAATCGAACCAACCACTATGATTGATAAGAGCAACAATGCGAAAAATATAATTACTGCTATTTGATAATCAAGCATTTTTATCACCAACCAACTGTAACTTCCAATCCCCTGACTGCCATATTGTTTTAGCTTCACAATCTTTAAATGTGGCATTTTCGGAAAGAATAATATTTTCTTTTTTATCCCAACCGTATTTAGAAGATATAATAGTAGAAAAACCTTTG